TTGAACTTCAAGCCAAAGAAGGCAAGATAGGATAAACCATGTCTAATTATTCAAAATCCACGAACTTTGCGTCTAAAGATAATCTTTCGCCTGGCAATCCTCTAAAGATTGTTAAAGGTACTGAGATTGATACAGAGTTCAATAACATTGCTACTGCCATAGCTACAAAGACAGATAACTCATCTGCCACCATTACTGGGGGTACGATAAATGGTGCGGTTATCGGTGGAACTACTGCCGCAGCGGGTACTTTCACCAACCTTACTGTCAGCACATCTGCTACGATTGCTTCTGCTGCTATTAGTGCAGGAACAATCAATGGTGCGGTTATCGGTGGTTCATCTCCACTTGCTATCACTGGTACGAACATCACTGCAAATACTGGCTTTAGTGGCCCATTGACAGGCGCAGTGACAGGTAACGTAACAGGTAATTTGACAGGAAATGTCACGGGTAACGTCACGGGTAACGTAACTGGCAACCTGACAGGCAATGTTACTGCTGCTTCTGGTACTTCTACATTCAACAATGTGACCATCTCTGGCGCATTGGACATGGATAGCAGTACATCGGCAACCATTACTGGTTTGGCAAGCCCTACAAACGATTCTGATGCGGCTACCAAGGGTTATGTGGATGCACTGGCTCAAGGTATTGATGCCAAAGCCTCTGTTGTTGCGGCTACCACTGCAAACATTACTTTGTCTGGCGCACAAACCATTGATGGCATCTCTGTTGTTGCGGGTGATCGGGTCTTGGTTAAAGACCAATCTACTGCCTCACAGAATGGCATTTATTTGTGTGCTTCTGGTTCATGGACACGCACAACAGATGCTGACACTTATGCTGAGTTGGTGGCGGCTTTTACCTTTGTTGAAAAAGGTACAACTAACGCTGACTCTGGCTTTATCTGCACAATCGATGCGGGTGGAACATTGGGAAGCACATCGATTACATGGGCGCAGTTCTCAGGTGCGGGTCAGATTACTGCGGGTGATGGTCTTACAAAGACAGGCAACACTCTCAATGTAGGAACTGCATCTTCTGGTCGTATTGTTGTCAATTCGGACAACATTGATTTGGCAACTTCTGGTGTAACGCCAGGCACTTACCAATCTGTGACTTTTGATTCTTATGGTCGGGCAACGGCAGGAACGAATCCTACGACTATTGCTGGCTATAACATAACAAATGCTTATACCAAAACTGAAATAGATTCGATCTTTGGTTCTACTACTGCTGCGGCTACTTCTGCTTCTAATGCGGCAACAAGTGCTTCCAATGCTTCTACAAGTGCCTCTAATGCTTCTACAAGTGCAAGCAATGCGGCTACAAGTGAGACAAATGCGGCAGCCTCATACGATGCTTTTGATGACAGATACTTAGGTTCTAAATCTTCTGCTCCTTCTGTAGACAATGATGGAAATGCTCTCCTAACGGGTGCTTTGTACTGGAATACAACAGTAAACACTTTGTATGTTTGGACAGGATCGGCTTGGACTCAAGCGGCTTTTACCGCAGGTGGTTTCTTAGTTAACACTAACAACTTATCTGACGTATCTAATACTGCTACTGCTCGTACCAACTTAGGTTTGGCAATCGGTACTAACGTCCAAGCCTATGACGCAGATTTAACTACATTAGGTGCTGGTGGGTCTTCTGCACGTTCATTCCTTGGACTAGCCATTGGCACTGACGTACAAGCCTACAACGCTAATACAGCAACTACCAACACAGCACAGACTTTCACAGCCACACAAACTTTCTCAGGCACATCATCAGCAACAGCAATTGTTTTAAATGATGCGGCTGAAGTGGCAACAGTATCAGCAACTGCGGCTACTGGCACGATTAACTACGACATTACCACTCAGTCAGTCTTGTACTACACAAGTAACGCAAGTGCTAACTGGACAGTTAACTTCAGAGCCTCTAGCGGTACTTCATTGAATACTTTGATGAGTACAGGTCAATCAATGACTGTGGCTTTCTTGGTCACTCAAGGCTCTACTGCCTATTACAACTCTGCTGTTCAAGTGGATGGCACAACCTCTGGAGTTACTACTAGGTGGCTTGGTGGTGCGCCTACTGCTGGAAATGCTAGTGGAATAGACAGTGCAAGATACCTCATCATCAAAACAGGTAGTGCTACGTTCACTATCCTTGCATCAGTAACACAATTTAAGGCTTAAACCATGCCATTACAAGCAACAAGTGGTGCGGCTTCTTATGATGCCTTTGGTGGTGGTGTTCCTGTTGTGCCAGCGTATATAGAAGAAGTTTTTTCAACATATTTGCACACGGGTACAGGCTCTGCTCAGACTATTACCAATGGCATTGACTTATCTGGTAAAGGTGGCTTGGTTTGGACAAAGGGTAGAAGTGTTGGATATGGAAACGGACTATTTGACACAATAAGAGGTTCAAATTCTTGGTTAAATTCAGCAAGTACAGATTCAGCAACAAGCATTTCCACTTGGATTACTAGTTTTAACTCAAATGGTTTTGGCATAGGCACTAATGGCTCTATTAGTAATAGCGGAACAACCTACGCCTCATGGACATTCCGCAAGCAACCAAAGTTCTTTGATGTTGTGACTTATACAGGCAATGGGACAAGTAAAACAATTACACATAATCTTGGTTCAACACCAGCTTGCATCATTACAAAAAGAACAGATACAACATCAAATTGGTTGGTGTATCACAGAAGTATTCCAACGCAAAATATTTATTTAAACAAAACTGATGCGGCGGCAGGGACAATGGGCATTACATCTGTTGGCTCTACTACTTACGCTGTAAACGGCAGTTCTGAGTTAAATGAAAATGGTGGCACATATGTGGCATACATCTACGCCCATGACGCAGGAGGCTTTGGCCTAACTGGTACAGACAATGTGATTTCGTGTGGGTCTTATACGGGTAACGGGTCTACAACAGGGCCAGTAGTTACTCTTGGGTATGAGCCACAGTGGTTGTTGGTAAAACGTTCATCTGCATCAGGCGATGATTGGATTCTTGTTGATAACATGAGAGGCTTTCCTGTCACGGGAAACACACAATATTTAAATCCAAATAACAGTTTTGCTGAAAGTAGCTTTGCATTAGTTTCACCACTTGCTACGGGATTTCAACCAAGAACTACCGATGGTGGTTATAACGCCAACGGCTCAACCTACATCTACATAGCCATTCGTAGAGGCCCGATGAAAGTGCCTACGAGTGGGACTAGTGTGTTTGCGCCGATTGACCGTACAGGAACTGGGTCAGCAACAACTCAAGAGACAGGTCTAAACGGAACTGATTTAGCATTCACTATTCCCCGAACAGCAGCGGGAAATAACTGGCAATGGGTGGATAGGCTTCGTGGTGGTGTTGCGGGTAGTGCTAGACGAATTCAATCAAATAACACAAGCCAAGAATTTGATGACCAGTCAATGTCTGTGTTGAGCAGTACACAGACAACCATAAGTTATGGTGGTGGTGGTTCAAACGGCTCTGGTGTTAGCTACATTGTTGAGTGCTTCAAACGTGCGCCATCCGTGTTTGATGTGGTTTGTTATACAGGGACGGGAAGCAATCAAAGCGTAGCTCATAACTTAAAAGCTGTTCCTGAATTGGTTATCTATAAAAAGAGAAATGCAGGGCAATTTTGGTATGTTTTATCGTCATATTTTCCTGACTACACATATTCAGTATTTTTAGATACGGATGGTGCGTCTTCTAGTGCTTCAGGCCGAACTTCGGCGGCTTCTGATACTTCTTACATTTATCCAACAGGAAATTCTTTAACAGGTAACGCAGGTGACACTTATGTGGCTTACCTATTTGCATCCTGCGCTGGTGTTTCCAAAGTAGGAAGCTACACAGGCAATGGCTCATCACAGACAATCAACTGCGGCTTCACAGGTGGCGCAAGGTTTGTCATGATTAAGGCTACAAGCACTACAGGGGACTGGATGGTCGCAGATTCGGCAAGAGGGATTGTGTCGGGTAGCGACCCCTACCTTGAATTAAATAACACAAACGCAGAGGTTACTGGTGAAGATTGGTTGGACACAGATAGCACAGGATTTGTTGTTAATCAAGTGTCTGCCTCTAATGCCAATACCAATGGTGTGACTTACATCTTTTTAGCAATTGCTTGAGGTAATTAAAATGCAAATACGAATCAGAACAACAGGCGCAGTCATGTACGAAGCAGAATTTCGTGCATACACAAAAGCCAATGGTGGCCCATCATGGGACATAACAACAACAACTGAAATCTTAACTGCTTTGGGTGCTGATGTAGTCTTTGAA